AAGATGTGCTTGAGCATTTGTACCGGGGTTTGATAATGTGAATCTTGTAGCTATACCGTTAAAGGTTGCACTACCACCGCCCGTCTGCGAAGAACTAGACAGTGTATTTATTTGTATGTTGTAAGTAGATGTAACGTCAGCAAATGACAGAACACCACTACCGTTAGTTTTTAAAAACTGTCCGTTAGTACCATCCTCTGGTAATGTAAATGCACTTGTTTTAGTTAAAGTACTTGGGCCAACAAAAGAAATAGTATGTGTATTATTACTATCAGTATCGAAAACTATGTTTTGACTTGTTGAATTTAATAAAAGACTTGAGCCAATTATTTGCTGATTTGCTAAAAGATAATTGTTAGTATCCCAACTAAGTACACCGTTAGTATCTGTTTTTAATCTACCTCCATTTTGTATGTTAGTAGGTAAGGTAAGTGTATAACTTGCCCCTGCACTATGAGCTGGTGATTTTATTTTAACACCGTGACTGTTTTGTGAACAGTTAAGTTGTAGTGTACCATCATTACCGCCAGCACCTTTAATTTCTATAGCACCTGTTCCGTTGGGTGATAGCTTAACATTTCCGTTGGTTGTGCTTGTATTGATTTCGTATGTCTTTACATCTAATCCCGAACTAAGTTCCGGATCTGTGTCAGCAGAAACAATACCTGTAGCGGCAAACTCTAAGCCATCAGCATTACTATTAACCTTAACAACTTTACCAGCTCCACCTGAAAAGTTAGCTGGTGTGTCTGTAAGACCAGCAAAGTTACCAGCTGGTACTGTAACTGTAACAAACTCAACAGCATTACCAGCAGAGTTTACTTTTAGTGTTTTACCAGCAGCACCGCCAAAGTTAGATGGTGTATCGGATAGTCCTGTAAATGTAGAACTACCTCCACCACTACCACCACCACCGTCATCGGCAATGATAAATTCAGATGTAGAGGCATCATATTTAAGTATTTTACCGTCAGCTACACCGGATGTATTTACATCTGATAAAGCATTTAAGGAACCTAAATTACCAAGTTTAGTTTTTTCAGCATCTGTAAAAGCATTAGTATTAGCCTCACCTTCGTATGCAGCTTTTATTTCTGCACCTGTTTGGTCTGCTGTAGCACCAGTTTCTATATTATTTAGTTTTGTATGATCTGCATCGGTAAATACATTAGAATCTGTTGCGGCTTCTACTGCTGCTCTTATCTCTGCATTAGTCTGATCTGCTGTAGCACCAGCTTCTATACCATCTAACTTGCTGTGGTCTGCATCTGTAAAAACATTACTGTCTGTTGCATTACCAACAAGTGTTCTTATTTCTGCTGCTGTCTGGTCTGCTGTTGCTCCACTTTCAATACCATCTAATTTTGTACCATCAGCTGAAACATCTCTACCATCAACAGTTCCAGTTGTTGCTATATTTTGTGAACCAAAGTCAGGTGATATTTTAGTACCAGCTATTGCAGCTGCACTGTTTACATCAGCATTAACTATAGTGTCATCTTTTATTTTTGCCGAGTCTATAGACCCATCTTTAATATCACCTATTCTTTCTAGTTGATTTTGTTCTTCCTGTAGTGCAAAAAGAACTTGCTCGTGATTAGCATTTAGATCACCAGCCTTAACTGATGCGCCTGCTTGGTATGTAGCTTTAGCACTATCTACGTTTGTATCACGATAAATATGTATAACGGATGGACTTGTTGGTATGTTACCTGACGTAAAAACTACGTTACCACCACCAGTTGTTGTATAACCAGTAATATTGTAGTGAGTACCAGATGATTTTACTACTTCATCTACTTTTACTTTTATGTCAGATTCTTGTATAGAGGGAAAGGTAAATTGCTTAGTCGCATTACCATCCCCAGTATAATCTACGAATGTTGTTGCCATTTATTTGTATATGTTGAGGAGGTCATTTGACTGTACCTTTTTAAGATACTTTTGACGTTTTGCTTCTTTCTGTTCAGCTATAACTTCAGCGACTTCTGGCATTTCCATTATGGATGCCCAAGCTTTACGTCTTGCTTCTTGGAATATTTGATCTATCTTACCATTGTGCCAGTAGTTACGAGCATCGTACTGAGCTCTTTTACCGTCACGTATATCTTTACGCATAAGTTCTAAAGATGCAATAGCTTTTGGATCTTTTGCTAACTTGTTTAGTTCTAGCTCAATATTCTGATCTCCTATAGCTTTTTGAAACAATGACCTAATACGTGGTGTGTCAGTCAAGTTAGTGCTATCAGGAGCATAGTATGTAGATAGACGTAAGTCGTAGCCACTATTAAATAAGAACTGTCTACCTTCGCTTTGTTCTAGTGTCAGAGTAACAGGACTAAACATGTTAAATGCTCTAGTTAAGAAGTCCCAGTTATTAATAGGCTTACCATTTAGCATATCATACTTGATAGGAAGCTGCTCACTTGTTAGAGTTTCACTAATTAGGTTTCTGTTTCTTAATGACTGATCTATACCAGACCCAATCTCACGCATATATGGTACAAATAATTTACCCATTTCATTACGTAGACCAGCTAAAGGTACAGAGTTGTTTACTAAACCAGCTATAATTCTATCAAACTGTCCCGGTCTACCAGCAAATAAATCAACAAATGACTGTATACCAGCAAGATAAGACTTACTTGTAATTGCTTGTGCAACCACTAATGATATCTTTTGTAGCTCTCTTTCTGTCCACTCTTCACCCATAAGTAAACTTGCGTCACCTACGTCAGCGATTGTAGACATAATTAAGTTGAAAGGTTCAAAGGTATCGTAACCTACACGTACAGCTCCAAGCTTTATAGTTCTTGGTTCAAACCTAGAGTCTAGCCATAGCTGTCTTTTCTGTCTGTCAACTGGCCCGTTACCTGTAAGATCTCCACGCATCCATGCCATTGATGCCATAAACACGAGAGCAGAGCCCATCGCCAATCGGCCTGTTTGTAGTGCCTTTGCGTTAGCTAGTTCGACTGCGTTTGTAATACCGTAGCGTTCTACATTTTTTAAATTGCTAGGTGATGCAAATGCAATGTCGTTAAACTCTTTGACTAAGAAGTTAAAACCGGGTGTATGTTTTGCTGTAAGTGCAAGACCGTTGACACCAGTTCTAGCAAATAGAAAGAATGGTTTTGCCCAAGGATTAGCACTAAATACATCGTTAAGACCTTTTGCAAAGCCTGTAAGCTCTTGTGTAAGTGTTACTTCTCGTCTAGCAAACTTAGTAGCTTCGTCTATAATATTACCTTGTGAGTCAAATACCTGTGCATAGAAATCATCTTCATATGCTTTTAGTACTTCTCGATTTATTTCTGGTAGCTTGATGCCGTCAGCAGCTTGTAAGTCAAGAACATTACGCAAAGCTTTTTCACGCATCTTAGCACGACCTATAATGTATGCAAACGCATCGTCAGTTGCGGCCATGATCTTAGTAGAGTATGTAAGCAAGTTACTATTATTCATAGACCTAGCCATGTTTGCTACTGCAAACGCTGCACGATCTCCAAAACTAGCTCTACCACTATCTTCTGCCCATCTACGTATAAGCTCCCAGTTCTCGTCACCACGAGTAAACTCGGAGTAACGTGTCTTGATAGTCGCTATATCACCCTTCCAGTATGAGTTTAGCTTCTCTCTAAACAATGTAAAAGACTCAGGTATAGCTTCTATCATAGCGTTCATAGATGCCAAGCCTGCACGTACTGTAGCACTGTCACCCTTAAATGGATAACGCATGGCAGCTCCGAGTGTAGTAGCCATGGGACGTAAAAATGTTGCAATAGATGTACCAGTAATCGCTCGCAATGGTGTTTTAGGGCCAGATAGAACACTATGAGTAAGTACGCCTTCTAGCTCACGTATCATCACACCTGTACGGTCTGCACCTTTTGGATCTAGTTGTCCACCTTTTATTATCTTTCTAGCAAAGTTATCAAAGTCATCAAGTGTATTGACATCTTTCATCATAGAGAAAGCTTCAAACAAGGCATTGAGTAGATCATCATTTTTATCATCCTTAGCTATTTTTAGCACTGACATAATAGATTCTTTTGCGTCTTGTACATCAGCCTTGACTGCATC